GCTCGAGGCCGAGCCGCCACCCCCGCCGCCACCCAAGGCGCCGGCGACCGCCCTCATGCCCGCAGACATGGCGCCGGCCGGCCCGAACCAGTCGGTGCCCGCTGAGATGGCCGGGGCGCCCATCATGAATGGAGCCGAGAAATGACCGTGACCCGAGACACCTGGACGACGGCCTACGTCAACGACCTGCCCGACAGCGCCTTCCTGCTGATCGGGCCGGGTGGGCGCAAGGACGCCGACGGCAAGACGATCCCGCGCAGCCTGCGCTACTTCCCGGTCAAGAACGCGGCCGGTGACGTCGACGAACCCCACGTGGCCAACGCCCTGGCGCGCATCCCCCAGGCGTCGACGCTCTCGGCCGCCCAGCGGGCGGCCGCCATGGACAAGGCCAAGGCGCTGGCGAAGACCACGACGGTCAGCGGGTCCAAGGGTGAGTACACCGGCAAGGCCGGCAGTGGGCGCAGCGGCGACCCGCCCGGCGCGATCCTGGCCCGTACCTTCGAGGTCGAACTGGAGATCCGTGACACCGGTGACGGCCGCACGTTGGTCGGTCGGGCCGTCCCTTACGGCGAGACCATCAACCTCAAGGACGGGACCCGTGAGCAGTTCGCGCCGGGCGCCTTCGCCACCCAGGTCAGCGCCGGGCCCGACCAGTGGCAGCGCGTCAAGCTCTTCGACAGCCACCAGGCGCGCAGCAACGGCCAGCAGCCCATCGGCAAGACCTCCAGCCTGGCCGAGACCATGATGGGCCTGATGGGCATGTGGCCGCTCTACAACACGACCCGCGCCTCAGACGCCCTCGAGTTGGTCCGCAGTGGTGAGGTCACCGGCCTGTCCATCGGGTTCTCCCCGGCCAAGGGCGGCACCCAGACGGGCCCCAACGGCGAGGCCGTGCGCACCGCCGCCCACCTCGATCACGTGGTGCTCACCCACGAGCCCGCCTACCAGGGTGCCCAGGTGACCGCGGTGCGCGACCGCTCCGGGCTCGAGCAGTGGCGCCGCCACCAGGCCCGCCAGCACCAAATGCTGGACCAGCTCGGTCGCCCGCTCTAGCATCGACCCTGACTGACGGCTGAACCGTCCAGGGCTGCCCCCGCGGATTCGAACCGCGGCCCCGGCGAGAGGCGAACCGGCTGCGGGCGAAATGTTCCGCGCCGCGCGCCCACGGCGCCCGACCTTCTCGGAGGTCCCAAATGCCGAACCGCCTGCTCGACCGTATGGCCGGTGACTACCGGACGCTGTCCGACAGCTACGACGAGATCCTGAACCGCTGCGACACCGAGGGCCGCGACCCCACCGAGGACGAGGCCGGGCTGCTCGAGGGCCTCCGCACCGAGATGGGCCCGCTCGGTGAGCGCCTCGTGGAGCTGCGCGAGACCGACGAGCGGCGCTTCGCCGCCGTGCGCGCCATGACCGACGCCCCGCCCGTCGAGACCCGCAACCTGCCCATGGTCCGCGTGGGCGACGAGCCCGAGGTCTACCGGCGCGACGCCGGCGGCGAGGGCCCGCGCTTCTTCAGGGACCTGCTGCACGCCCAGCTCGACGGCGACCCCGACGCCGGGGACCGCCTGCGCCGGCACTCGCTGATGAACCGGGCTGCGGGCACCACCACCACCGGTACCGGTGTCATTCCGCCGACCTGGCTCTTCGAGGAGTTCGCCATCATCGCCCACGGCGCCCGGCCCTGGGCCGACACGCTGCGCCGCGTCGGCATCACCGACGCCAACCCGGTCAACATCGGGGTCCAGGTCGTCCCCGGCGCCGCGGTGACCGCTCAGGCGTCCGAGAACACCATCCCCAACGACGGCTCGTTCAACGTCAACCTGTTGACCACCAGCCCCAAGACCTACACCGGCAAGGTCGACGTGTCGCGCCAATTGCTCGACGGCTCCAACCCCGCCGTCGACGGCATCGTCTACGCCGACTGCATGGGGTCCTACAACGAGCAGATCGAGACCGCCGTGGTGAACGCCATCAACGGGGCCAGCGGCTTCGCCGCGGTGATCACCTACCCGGGCACCGCCCCGGTCTACGCCAACCTGCCCGACTGCTTCATCGACGCCGCCGCCAGCATAAGGAAGCACCGTAAGGCGGCACCGAAAGTGGTCTTCTGCTCCGAGGGCGCCTGGGCCTACATCGCCAAGGAGAAGGACTCCCAGGGCCGCCCGCTGATCGTGACCGGCTATCACGGCCCGGTCAACGCCTACGGCCTCGGCGAGGCCATCACCTACGGCCAGATCGCCGGCGAGGTGACCGGCCTGTCCGTCGTGGCGAGCTGGGCGGCCACCGACAACCTGCTCTACGTGGCCAAGGCCGACGACATGCTGCTGCTCGAGTCGTCCACCTTCAACTTCCGCTACGAGGAGGTGCTGGGGCCCGAGTCCATCCGCCTCGGGGTCTGGGGCTACGCCGCCCCGGTGGTGGCCCGTTACCCCGCCGCCCTGGCCCAGATCAACGCCGGCACCACCATCCCCACCCCGGCCGCCGAGCGCGAGCTGGCCCCCATCGAGATCGAGGGCGCCGGACGCGTGGAGGCCGACCTCGGTGGCGCCGAAGCCGAAGAGCAAGCCGAAGCCGAAGAGCCCGGGTCGGGCCCGGGCACGCCGCGTCGGAGGCGCTGAGCGATGGCGCTGTCGGACCTGTTGGACCTGCTCCCCGACAACACGTCGGGCGAAATCAGCCCGGCCGACATGCGCACCATCGTCACCGCCCTCTATGGCGACGCCAACCCGCCGTATGCCAACGTGGTCAACCAGGGACCGGCCACGTTGGCGGTGGCGGCGGCCTGGACGGCGGTGCCCGGCACCGCCCCCTACGCCTTCACCCTCGAGTCCGACGCCGACGTTCAGTTCGTGCTCTCGCTCAACGTCGATTCGATGTCCAACAACAACCAGATCCAGGTCGGTCTCGACCTCTCGGGCGCCACCATCGTCGCGGTGGGGTCCAAACCCGAGCAGGTGCTCCTGATCGGGGGCAAGCAACAGGTCCAGGCCCGCCTCGAGGTCACCTTCGTGGCCGCCCTGGCGGCGGGGACGACCAACATCGCCATGAAGTACACGGCCCAGGTGGCCGGCGGCCTGCTCTCGGCCATGGCGGTCCAGGCGGTGACGGTGTCGGGATCGTGAGCATGCCGAGCGCCTTCGACCCGGGCTATTCGCCCGGCTTCGGCGCCCCGTACACCGCGCCGGTCACCACGGGCTGGCCGACGGTGTCCGACGTTCAAAACCTGCTGCGCGTCGAAGCCGGGGTGACCGGCGACGACACCCTGGTCGGCCAGGAGCTCAACGCCGCCATCGGCTGGGTGACGGCGCGCTGCATGCCCGAGTACGTGACCGAGGGCACCGACCGCTTCTTGCCCGACCAGCTCTTCGCCGTGGCCATGCACGAGGCGGCGCGCCTGTACCGCCGGCGTGACAGCGTGGACGGCACCATCGGCTGGGGCGACATGGGCGTGGTACGAGTCGGGCCCAAGGACCCCGACATCGAGACCCTGATCGCACCGTTCCTCAACATCGTGTTCGCGTGAAATGGAACCGCGCCACCGTGGCGGCGGCGTTCGCCGCCACGCTCGAACCCGCGGTCGGCGTCAAGGTCCACCAGTGGATGCCCGAAATTCTGAACCCGTACTGCCTGGTCGTGAACCGGCCGGTCAGCGTCAACTACGGCGCGGTCGCGTTCGGCGCCGACGAAGGCGAAGTGCCGGTCGTCGTCGTCGGCGGCGTCGAGACCGAACCGGCGATTGACGCCCTGAAGATGACGGCCCGCGACGCCGTCGAGGCCGACCCCACCCTGGGCGGCGCCGTGACGAAAGCCTGGCCGATCCTCGAGCGCAACTGGTTGAACCGCGTCGGCGCCGGCGGCCTGCAGCTGCTGACGGTCGACCTGGTCTTTACGGTCGTGACCTGATGCCCGCCCCCACCGTCGCCGTCGTCGGCATGTCGGCCCTACGGCGTGACGTCACGCGCATGACCGCCCAGGGCGGCGCCCTGAACGCCGCACTCGTGAAGGCCGGCCTGGCGGCCGTGGCGCCGGTCGCCGACGCCGCCCGCGCCAGTCTGCCCCAGGTCAGCGGCCGCCTGGCCGCCGACGTGCGCACCAGCGCCACGAAAACGGGCGGCGCGGTTCGCATGGGCCGCGCGTCGCTGCGTTATGCCGGCTGGGTCGAATTCGGCGGTCACCGCAAGGCGCCGCACCCCTCGACCCGCCAGTTCGAGCCGCGCGGCCGCTACCTCTTCCCGGCCGCGCTGACCCTGGCCACGGCGGTCGCCAACCGTTACGACCAGGCCGTCACCCAGGCGCTCAATTCTTTCCAATGGACGAACGAAACCACGGACGCCGCCGGCGTTCACGATTAGGAAGGTAGGCCATGCCAACAGCTACAAAAGAACGAAACGGCGAGCCTGAAATTCACACATTCGGCACGCCCGAAACGATGGCCGCCGGCGACGCCACGCCGCCGACCGCGCAGCCGCTGGTGCTCAACGACGCCTACTACGAGCTGACCGGGGTGAACCTGCGCTGTCTGGTCAAGCACCTGGAATTGGTGCCCGAGAACAAGCTGCAGACGGCGACCACGCTGTGCTCCGAGGTCGACTACGTCGGCGTTACGAAATGGCACCAGCGCGTGACCTTTTACCAGTCCTTCGACCCGGGCGCGACCTACGCCACGCTGAACGCGGCCTATCAGGCCTGGGTCACCAGCGCCCAGCCGGCGCAGTTCAAGGCGCGCCCCCATTCGTCCCAGGTCGCCAGCGCGACGAACCCGGTTATTTCGGGCCTGGTCATCCCGATGCCCTTCGAGCTGCTGATCGGCGACGCCGGCGTCCTGTCCGAGGTCGCGATTGACTGGAACATGACGGCGCCGCCGACCGTCGACCTGGGGTCGGTCGCCGCCACCGGCGCCACCGCCGGCGTCCCCGGCTATTTCACGCCGCTCGGCTGCGTCACGCCGGCGAACCTGGCCGCGCTGACCGCCGGCGTCACGGCCTCGCCGGCGGCGAACTGGACGGCCGGCCAGTACGTCATCACGGCCGACCATATCGGCGCCAACTGGAACGGCACGGCCTGGGTCGCCGGCGTTCACCCCTAAACCGTCCAGAATCGCCCAGGAGGTCACGAAACGAAAGGGCTGGCACCAATGGACCAGGAACCGAACACGCAAAACGCCGCGCCGGTCGTCGACCTCGACGAACCGCTGCCGACGCTGGTCACCGTGACCCAGGAATTCAGCGCTCGACTGCCGACCCAGCGCGTCATCGACACCATGGCGCGCGCCGAACCCGGCGTGAATTTCGCCGACCTGGCGCAGAGTCAGCCGTTCCGAATCGTGGCGTTTCGTGCGCTGCTGCGCGATTTCCCCGGCCGCGACCCCACGTCGCTGTGGATGCACTCTTACGACGTCGAATGTCAGGTCGTCGAGGCAAACCCTACGAACGGGAGGTCGCCGACGCCCGCGCCCGGTTCTGCCATTACTGGAACCTGAAACCCTGGGAAATGGACGAACTGACCGATTCGGATTTCGCCGCCATGCTGCGGCTGATGACGGCCGAAGCGCGCGAAATCGAGCGCGTCAAGGCGGCGACCGCCCGCGCCGCTAGAAGGTAGGGACCATGGCCGGCCCATCGGTCATGGTGCGCGTTCTCGGCGACGTCAGCGGTCTCGGCCAGGCGTTCACCGGCGGCGCCACGAAGGCGGAAGGGGCGGCGACGAAGATTCACGCCGCCTTCTCGACCGTGCTGGGCCAACTGAACCAGACCGGCGTGCTGGGACCGTTCGGCCAAATGCTCGAACAGGCGAACAGCTCACTCGAACAGCTGAGCGGCCACGGAAAAGAGGCGTCGACCGTGCTGCTGGGCATGGGCGGCACCGCGCTGACCGCCGGCCTGGCGCTGCAGCAGGCCGGCAGTAAGGACCAGGCGGCGCACCAGCAGCTGCAGGCGGCCGTCGCCGCCACCGGGAAGCAGTATTCGACCTACGCCGGCCAGGTCGAGGAGGCCATAAAGCACCAGGCGAAGTTCGGCAACGACGCCGTCGAGACGCAGAACGCGCTGCAGAAGCTGACCCAGGCGACGCACAACCCGGCCGAAGCGCTCAAGCTCTTGAGCACGGCGACCGACCTGGCCGCGGCGAAACACGAAAGCCTGACCGAGGCGGCGACCCAGTTGGGCAAGGTCTACAACGGCAACGCGAAATTGCTGAAGGAATACGGCATTGTCGTCGACAAACACACGCATCTCACGGCGCAGGGCCAGACGGCCACCGAGGCCTTGGCCAAGGTGCTGGCCGGCCAGGCCTCCGCGTCGGCCAATACCTTCAGCGGCCACGTCAAGGCGATACGGACCGAAATGGAGAACGGCGTTGCCACGATGGGCCAGCGCTACGGCCCGGACCTGACCAAAGTAGGCGCCGCGCTGTCTGGCGTCGGCGCCATTATGAAGGTCGTCCAGGGCGCGACGCAGCTGTTCAAAACGACCCAGGAGGCATCGACGGCGGCGACGGAGGCGGCGACCGTCGCCGAAGATGGGCTGAACGCGTCGCTGCTGGCGAACCCGCTGGTTCTGATCGTCGCCGCCATCGTCGCCGTTATCGCCATCATCGTTATTTTGGTCATGCGGGTAAAGGTCGTGCGCGACGCGTTCAAGGACCTTTGGGCGTTCAGCGTGTCGGCGTTCAAGGACATCTGGAACGCCATAAAGACGGCGTTCGATTTCGTCGTCGACCATGCCAAGGACGTCGTGGCCGCGCTGCTGCTGCTGCTGGGACCGCCCGGCTGGATCATCGCGGCGTTCGTGCTGTTCCACAAACAGATCATCGACTTCTTCACCAAGCTGCCGGGCGAGATCGTGTCCGCCATCGGCGACGTCGGCAAACTGCTGACCCAGATCGGCGAGGACATCTTGAACGGCCTGTGGGCCGGCATCCAGTGGGTCTGGAACAACGTCGTCCTGGGCTGGTACCTGGGCCTGGGCAAGCTGATCGTCAACACCATCGGCGACCTGACCAAGGTGCTCGAGCAGGCGGGCAAGGACCTCTTGGGCGGCCTGTGGGCCGGCATCCAGTGGGTCTGGAACAACGAGATCGCCGGGTGGATCGCGATAGGCAACTGGATCTCGGGCGCCGTGGGCGACCTGGGCAGCGCCCTGGTGTCGGCCGGCAAGGCCCTCATCGGTGGCCTGTGGAACGGGATGAAGACGGCGTGGAACGACGTCACCGGTTGGATCGGCGGTCTCGCCGGCCAGATTTCGAACCTGGCCGGCGGCATGTTCAACGGCATCACCAACGCGTTTATCGGCGCGCTGAACCTGCTGATCGACGCCTGGGACGGGTTGCATTTCAAACTGCCCGATATCAATTTCGGCCCGATTCACATATCAGGGCCGGATATCGGCGTGCCGAACATTCCCCATATCCCCAAGGTCGACACCGGCGGCTACGTCGCCGCCACCGGCCTGGCGATCATTCACCGCGGCGAGACCGTCATCCCGCCTGGGAAGAACAGCGGGCCGGCGGTCCACATCGAGCACGCCCATTTCGGCAGCGACCTCGACGTCGACGGATTTATGAAGCGCGTGGCCTGGCATACCCGACAGGCGGCGGCGATATGACGGCCGGCACGTTCGCGGCGCCGCCGACCCAGAACCCCGGCTACCCGCCGGCCGTGCGCACGGCCTGGCTCGACCTCGACGGCACCGGCT